GCTCGCGAAAACGATGATCGCTTCGTCGAGCATGAACTGGATGTCTTCCGGCAGGCCCTCGGCCGCCTTGTCTTCCACCATGTCCGACATTGCGACCGTCGGATTGCTGAAGAGCATGCCCGAGAGGTCGGCCAGTTGCGGAGAGACGGTGCTAGCGCCGCCCGCCGCCGCGCCACCGCGGCCGCCCACGAAACGGGCGCGGGTATCCTTGTTCTGGCGGGTGCGCAGAAACGCGGTCGTGCCGAAGAGGACCTTCACGCCTGCGCCGTTCTTGGCCAGCTTCTTCACGGCCAGGATCGCATTGTCGATGATGTCGAGCGGGAAAACGGTGGTGAGCGTGAAATTGTAATCGGTCCCCGCGCCGACTGCGGCCAGTGCCTTGTCGATCGTCTCACCTTCATGCGCCAGGCCGGAGGAATCGGCGAGCAAGGTCGCGCCATACTTCGCGTAGTTGAGGAGCGCGCCGGCATCCATCGACTCGACGTTCGGGATCGGAAAATCGAGCGCGTTCGGCTCGAGGTTGAAAAACGCGTCGCCCGCGGTGAAGCCGATCCGGGTCGCGCGGCCATCGTTCGAACGCCGGGTGATCGGGCGTTTGTAGCGATGCTTGGCGTCGAAAATCTTGTACTGCCCGGTCATCGCCGGCACTTCCACGCTCGGCGCGAGAAAGTCCGCGATCTTCCGAATCGCGGCCTGGGAAGCGTCCTGCGCGAAGTTGATCAGGGTCGGGTTGAGCGAGAGATCGCGCAGCGCATTGCCCAGGCATCGCGAACCGCCGAGGCGAAGCGCGGCCGGCGCCGCGACCAGCATGACGGCGCCGGCGAGCGGTTGATCCATGCAGAAGCAAAGAAGCGCCGTGGCGAAGATCGTTAGTCCGAGAATTCGATTGGAGAATTTCATGAGTTTTAGCGTTTGGTTGGGGCAGCTTTCTTCGGCTGCACGTGACGGGTGGAAAGTGGCCGCTTCTCCGGCGCAACCTGCTGGCGGGCGCCCGCCGCGAAGTTCTTCACGGTCGGGTTCATCGAGAGGGTGCGCAGTCGGTCAGCCACATATTCCTTTTGACTCCGAAGGCCGTCCCGCGGGTGGCGGGACGGCCGTTTCGAAAGTGCTTACTTTAGTCGTTAGGCGACGATGATGTTTCCTTCCGCCGAAGGGCGGCAGAGCACGAGCTGGCCGTCGACGGTGGGATTGAGCTCTTCGCAGCGGAGAATGACCCGGTAGGTGCCGGTGGTGGCGGGCAGCTGGCGGGCCTTGCCGGCATCGGCGCCAGCGATCGCGGCCAGAACCATCGCGGCGCCGGGATTGATCACGCCCTTGCCGGCCACGCGATATTGCCGATCGGGCGAAAGTGGATCGATCGAAACGTCGTCGGCCAGGGCGCCTCCGTCGTCGACGATGAAGCCAGGCACGTCGGTAATGGCGGCGGGCAACAGGACCACGCCGACATTGGAGACGGCGACCAGGAGACAGAGATAACCTTCCAGGCCGGTCAGATCGACGCCCGCGGTGCGCTTGATTTTTCCGGTCTGAGTATTGGATTGGGTTGGGTTCATGATTTGGATTTCAACTCGGTTTCGGCCTGCTGATAAGCCTTCGTCAGGCTGATCTTCGGATTGCTTGCTTTGACGATTTCTTTCGCCCGTGCGGAAATTTTATTGGCCAGCTCGGTGTCGCTCAGGCCCGCGTCCTTTTTTTTCGTGTCGTGCACCGGAGCGGGCGGCGGCTTGCCGGTCGTTTTGTCGTTAGGCGCGGCGGCGGCGGCTGGCTTTTCCACCGGGGCGGCGGCTGCGTCGGCCGGAACTGCGGGGGCCGCGTCGGCGGGAGCCGCGGGCGCAGGCTTTTTCATCGCGCCGAGCAATGCCATGCCGCCGGCGCGATCGGTCCCGAGCGCGTTGCGCAGGGCGGCCTTCGCGTCGTCGGGCAATTCGCCTGCTTCGGCGATCAGCTCGTCGATTTCTTCCTGGCTGCGCTGATTGGCGGTCGTCTCCAGCTCCGTGATGCGCGCTTGCGCAGCGGTCAACTGGTTCTGCAAATCGGTCACTTGCGTCGCATTGGCGGCCCCGGCGTCGTCTGCCGGCTCCGCTTCTTCGGCGGCGAAAGCGGTCTGGATCGCGGCGTCATCCGCGGCGGGGTCGAGATCAAGCGTCTGGAGAAGAAGCGCTTTGTAATCGAGCGGTCCGGCCGCGGCAGCTGCCGCGGGATCAGGCACCACTGCGGCTGCGCCGTTCTCCGCTCCACCACTGGCGACAATATCAGGCTGATGGAACACAGCCCAGCCGCGGCGCGTGGAGTGAAGGACCGGTCGGAAGACTGACATCTGCGGCGAGGGTAGAAGCCGCCCCGCGCGCTGGCGAATGACTCAGGCGACTGGGGCGAGTCAGGGACGGAAAACCGTTTCCACGCCCGGAAAAACGGCCTAACGGGTGCCGAACTGATCGAGATAAGCGCGCGTTTCATCAAGGAGGCCGCGCCGAAAACCTTCCTCGTCGGGCAGCGCGAGCTCGTCCTTGTTCTGCGTCACGGATTTGACCAGCCAATACCAGATGCCGCCGGTCCGCGAGGCGGTCTGCTTGACCGCGCGGGTGCCGTCCTTGCGCAGCCGGCCGTAGCTGATCTCGCTCGCCAGACGTTCGGCGAGCGCAACCGCGCGGCGCTCGCCGTTAATAAACCGGATGACCGGCTGGAGATTGGTCATGCTCAAGGGCGACCGGCCGGCGGCGGCCGCGATCGCGGGGAGCGCGAGATATTTTTTGCCGGCGCCGGGCAGGATCGTTCCGCCATAAACTTTCTGGGCCAGGCGCGAATCGTTGACTGTGATGGTGGCGCCGTCCTGATCCACTTTTGAGAGCGCGGTCGCGCTTCGGATCTGATCCCAGAAATGCTGTGACGGCCAGCCGCGTTTGTTCGGCTGACTCTCGCGCCGGGCAAAGTAATCGCGCATCGTCCGCTCGCCCCAACCGCCGAGGGCGCCATGGAGCTGCGTGCGATCGCGCAGGTTGCGCACGATCGCGTCCAGGCTCGGGCTGGCCGCGTCCTTGATATCGATCTTGATCTCGATCGCCATTTTGGGTTACGCTCGCAGCGTAATGATGACGACCGACGGATTCGCCAAACTCGCGCAACGCATCGCGGAGCTGAACGGCCTAACGATCGAGCGGGCGAGCCAATATCTCGCGCGGATCGGCGACACCCCCGACGTCGCGGAGGACGGCCGGGTGAGCGTGAAGGATACGACCGGCGCGGAGATCGCTCTCATCATATTCCCGGTGGAAGAATCCAGCCCAGCTTGATAAAGAGCGCGCGGATCGCGGCGCGCACGGCAGCAAAATCCTCGGTGCTCCATTGCGACATCGCGGGCAGGCCAGGGAAGTTTCCGGACACGACCTTTTGCAAGCTGGCGAGCATCGCCGGGTCGTTGCTTTCTTCCGCGATGAACTGGGCATAGGCCCGAGCCCAGAACTCATTCGGTTGCATGAGATAGGCGTGATAGTCCGGGGAAAGATTCTCGCCTGCGACAACCCTTTGGTAGGCGTCCGTTTCCCGCACGGCCTCGAGCCAGGCTTGCAGCTCGGGCGCGCCGCTCTCGGAGGCAAATTTTGAGGAACTCGGGATCCCGATGTTGTCGAGCCAATGCCCAACCTCGTGCGCCAGGCCAAACTCGGTGTCGTCGATCCCTGGCAGCACTCCGATGCTGATCGCTTCGTCACCCGCGCGATTAGTCCAGTAGGTGCCGATCATCTTTTCACCGACCCGGTGATTGAACGGAATCGGCGTGAGCGGTCCGTCGCCGTGCACTCCATCGATCGTCGTTAGGCCATCTTGAAAGCTGGCCGCGTCCGTCCCGAGACCGTCCGGAAGTTGCGCGGCCAGGCTGATCTTGGAACCGAGCGCATTGCTGGCCGCGGCGGCGGGCGGTTGGGCGAGGCGAATGGGCGGGACCGCGGCCGGGTCGCCGCCCAGATCGAGCGGCGGGAGCGTCGTTTCCAAACCACTCGGCACGATTTTGGTCTCCGCCCGAGAGGCGACCCATTTGACGACACCCTTCTCGATTTCGATCTGATCGCCGAAAATCTTTTTCAGGTCGTCGAGGTATTCCTGATTCAGATCGGTCACGCTCGCCTGCAGATGGGCGTTAAATTCTTCGAAAGCGGACTTCGGGACTTCGCCTGGCTTGATCAAGCCCAGCGCCTCCGCTTCGCGCCGGCTGAGGCTGCGCAAACCCATTCCGCTCCCGTAGTCGAAGGGCGGATAAGGATTGCCGAAAACGCTGAGCGACCGCCAGACCCGGTCATTCAGGAGCGCGACCATCCGGCCGTTGACTAGTTTGCCGCCGGCGCGCGCGAACCGCACCGGCCAATTCATGCGGGGCACTCGGCGGGCCTGCACCCGGATGAATTCCTGCGCCGGCCAGGCGGCGAGCACGGCCGGATCCTGCGCTTTGCGCCAGCGCGCATACTCATTCATCATCTGCACCTGCGTCCGGTAAATGAGCTTCAGCCGTTTCTCGCTCGTGATGTCCTGGATGCCGCCGAAACGGTCGGAGGTGGCCGCGAGGTTGCGCGGATCGAGCCCTTCATCGCGCGCGATCTTTTGCATCTCGGCGACGAACTGCGCTTCGTTCACGACGACGCTGCGCTCGTTGCGGATCTGTCCGATCGCCTGCTCGATCCGATCCTGCACGCGCTGCATCAGCCGCATGCTCTCCACCGTGGCCGAGAATTGCGCGCGATCGCGGAGGGCGATCGGCAGGTCGGCCCACTCCGCGCTATTGAGCGGCGAAGCGACCGGAATGCGGCTGGCGATCTTTTCGACCGCGAGCGGATTGGCCGCGATCTCGGGCATAACTCGTTAGGCGAGCGCCGCCGCGGCCGATTGTTCGAGCGCGCTTTGCAGGGCATCGGCCACGCCGCTGACATCGGTCTGCAGGGCGAGTTCCGGCATCCGCTTGAGCGCTTCGGTGGCGGCGGCGAGCAAGTCCTTTTTGCTGATGTCGCCGCTCTGCGCTTTCGCGATCAAGTCGTCGATTACGCTCTTGGCCGGCGCGACGAATTCGGGCGTGACATGGAGTTCATCCGCGACCGTGGCGATAGGGTCGTTAGGCGCAGCCGGCGCCGCGGACACGGGCGCGGGCGCTGCAGGTGCCGCTGTCGCCGGCTTGCCAGTTGTCGGGTCGTTAGGCGGGACTGCAGCGGGATTCGGTGACGGCGGCGGTCCGCCCGGTTTTGGCAAGCCCGGTTGGCCGGTGGCGGGCGGAGCGCCCGCAAGTCCCACGTACTCGAGCTTGTAGCCGCTCTTTTCGCTCAACTCTTCCGGGTCGATCTTGAAACCGGCGGTCGCGGCCGTCGCCGCGTCGGTCAGGACCGAGCTCGTGTCCTTGACGTTGATCTGGGCGAACTCGAAATAGACCAGGACCGGCTCGTCAGGGTGAAGACGCGCCAGAAGCGGTTTGTCGAATTGCTCGTGCAGCCGGGTCGCGACCTGGTTCGCGATCGCCTGCGCGATCTCGTCGAACGCTTCCTTTTGCGCGGTGCCGGCGAGCGTCCCCGAGCCCGCTTCGGAAAGGACGGTCAGCTTGCCCGCGGTCCCGCCGATCACGATTTGTTCATCGATATAATGCAGCCGCGCGCTGAAGACGTCGGCGCCGCCACTCCCGGTCGCGCTCGGGGTCTCCAGGGTGGCCCCGTTAGGCAAATAACCGCGCCGGCGCGAAACAGCATTCTCGGCGGTCGTTTGATAACCGGCTTCCTTGTCGATCGGGACGTTAGGCGGCCCGATGATGAACATCGGCGGAACGCCGTAATCCCCCAGGAAGCCATCCCAGTCGGCGTCGTTCACTTCCCTTTTGACCGCGAGGCGGGTGAAGATTTCATCGGACGGATCGTCCACCGTGTGAATGACGAATTGGTCCGGATCGATCGGCACCCCGAAATTGATCTCGCGCGCGTCGGCGTTGTAGGCCCAGTCGCCGTAGTAACCGTTCCGGACCCAGAACCATTGCTCGACGATCCGCAGCTCGGTCACGAGCCAGGGATCGTCCGCGCCTTCGCCCGCATAAATTTTTTCGACGTGAGAAAAGCCGCGCAGATCGGCCAGGGCGAGGAAGGTGAGGGCGCTGCGCAGATTGGCGATCGCATCGTAGGCCGCGCGCAGATCCGCCGCCTGCTTGTCGGCCAGAGCTTTTTTCGCCGGGTCGTCGCCCACGTCTTCGACCTTGATGTTCCAATCGAGCCCGGAGAGCGAGGCAAGGAGCCGCCGCTTCACCGCGCGCACCACCGGATCGTGTTTCTCAATCGCGCGGTAGAGCCATTGCAGCCGCGCGTAATAACCGCGCTGACCGAGCTGGATCAGGTTGATCACTGTCGGCAGGTCGAGGTTCTGCAGCGGGTTGATCTGATCGAGGTAGAAATTGGTGATCATGGCGTTTTAAGAAACCTGCAGGAACGCGGGGAGAGAGAGCTGCTTGGTCAGATGCCAGGCGCGGCACTCTTCGCAAAAGTAGGGGCGCAGATCCATCGGGCGCGAGTGCCGGCCGCGCGTGCGCAGGACGATCTTGCGCGCGCTGATCGCGGCGCGCTTGTCCGGATAGGAATGTTTCGCGCAGCTCATCCCAGCATCCTCCGCGAGTGCCGGATTTCTTGTCTCGTTAGGCCGCGGCCGCTCTTCGCGCCGAAGGCTTTGAAAGTGCCGGCGGGGGAAAGAGTCGCGCCGGCATGGAGCGCGAGCGCGAGCGCCCAGAACCGATCGGCGTGCCCGTTGACCCCGCGATCGGCCGCGAAACGCACATTGCCCGAAAGGGTCGTTTCCTTTTTCACCGCGCGCAGATCCGTGGTGATGAATTTGTTGTCCGGAATGCGGACCCGCATTTCCTCGAACGCGGTCTTGAGCGGATAGGCCAGCTCTTCCTTGACCCGCGGCGTGAAGGTCACGCCCTCGACTTTGCCGCTGTAGATCTTGGCGCGCTCGGTGAACTGAATGCCGATGCCCGTTTCGTCGATGCAGCAACGGCGGACCTGCGGGAGTGCGAGGATCGCGTAGAGCTCCGCTTCCTGCGCGTCGAAACGCTGCCGGCTCATCTCGATCACGCGCCGGGTATAAAAAGTGTCGCCCAGCTTTTCCAAAACCCAGATGACGGTCAGATCGTGTTTGCGGCCGATGTCGACGCCGACGAACAGTTCGCCCTTCGCGTCGAACAGATCCGTCTCCCAAATCTCTTCCGGCCGATAACGGCACTTAATGATCTGCTCGTACTCGAGGAAGGCGGAAGCGTCGTCCGCCGGGACGCACATATACTCCTGCAGCCAGGTCTCTTCGTCGGCGCATTCGTCGCGCTCGTTCTGCAGGTAATCGTCCTCGCTCATCAGGAGCCGCTCGTCGTTAGGGTCGATCCGGGCCCATTGCTGCTTCAGCTTGACCAGGAGTCCGTCGCGCAAGGCGTCTTCGATCGTGACGCGGTGGAGCGAAAAATGTTTCGGATTCCCTTTTTCCCGGATCTCGCGAATCAGCTCGTTGAAATAATTATGGCTGCCGCGGTGGGTCGAAAAAATGACCAGCCGGCCGCCCCAGGTGATGCCGGGCCGGGCGATCGCGAAGAGGCGCCGGTTTTCCGGGTTGAGCGCGAACTCATCGAGCTTGCGCGTGCCGCGTTTGCCCGCCTGCGCGTCGACGTTCGAGCTCAGGCTCCAGATATCGCGCCCGTTCGCCAGCTTGAGCCGTTGCGCGCTCGCGTGCCGGCCGGTCTCGGCGTTTTCGAGAATGCTTTGGCCCAGGTCGGTGGCGAGAATGTTGAGCGATTTCGCCCACATCTGGCAGTCCTCGGTGTAGAGCTGCGCCTGGATCTGATCGCGCGAGGTGACCCAGCAATCGAACGGCCATTCCGTGCCCGCGGTCTCGGTCACGGTGTCGTAGGCGTCGCACCAGGAGAAACCGAGCTGGCGCGATTTCTCGGCGATCTTCATCCGCGAGCGGTCCGCGTTCCAGCGGCCCTGGAACCCGAGGAAACGGCGGGCCCGGATCCCGGCTTCCCATTCCGCGTATTCGCGCGGCGATTGCGGGACGAAAATGTTTGGCGCCGCGAGCAACATTTCAGAGCACCCCCAATTCCTGGTCGATGAGGAGGCGCGCTTCCGCGCTGATCCCGCCCTTTTTGACTTCTTTCTCGATCGTCTTTTGCAGCGCGGCGATTTTCTCGAGGCGCTCGCGCTCCTTGCGCTCGTATTCCTTCACCTTCAGCTCGAGGCCGCGCGCGCTCACGTCGCCCTGGCGGATTTTCGAGAGAATGAAGGCGATCGAGCCGGCCTTTTTCAAATCGAGCTCGTCGTCGCCCAGCGCATCGACCAGGTCGAAGACCTGCTGCGAAAGCATGGCGGCCGTCGCATCGGCCAGGGTATTGCCGGCGCCCTGCTGTTGCATGGAGGCGACCTGGGTGGCGAGCGCCTGCGCTTTTTCGAGCCGGTCGAGGTGGCGCTTGAAAGTCACGTCGCGAAACGACGTGGCCGACATGAGCGAGATCTCGATCCCGAGCGTCGCGGCCTTCGCTTTGATCGCTTCCAGGTTCCGCTCCGAGCCGGGCAGCGCCGCCAGCTCGCGGACGAACTTGTCGAGCTGCTCCACGGTCAGCGCCTGCGCGATTTTGTTGCGGTCGCTCATTGGAGGAGGTTCTGGCAGGCGCCGCGCGGGCATTTCAGCGGGGTGGCATCCGGCCTGGTTGGATCGTAGGGCAGCGGATGCTCGGCGCAGCCCAGCAGGAGGAGGAGAATCAGGAAGGGAAAAACCGGCCGTCCAAAATCTTTAAGCTTTCGAAAAACAGGCTCCAAACCGCTCTGAAAACAACCGGAAACCACGATTCCCGCTCGCCGGGAAAAAACGTGGCTGACGACAAGATGTGACCCGGTCGCGCGTTTTACGGGCCTTTTCGCGAGAATCGACGCTCCAGGATCGCGGCCAGCGCGTTTTTGCGAGGCGGGTGAGCTGGTGACAGGGTGATTTTTCATCCGCTCACGCACTTTCTAAATCAGCTTCTGGCGCATGAGGTATTCATCGCCCGGCGCGCGCGTCACCCAGCGGCGCAGATCAGGCCGGAGCTCCTTGTCGATCGTGATGATCCAGCCTTTCGATTCCAAATAACGGAGATGGCGCTCCAGCGTCGCCTGATCGATTTCGTAGCCAGCCTTGGCCAGGCCGCGCAAGAGGCGATCTTCCGGCAGGCCGAACACCCCGGCGAAATGGCAGAGCAGGACGATCTTTTCCTGCATCAGCTCGATGTCTTCGGCGGTCATGTTTTCTTTTCCTCTCCCGGTGGCGCGGCGTCTTCCGGGATCTTGCGCAGCGCCGAGACGGGGCTGTTTTTGATCAGGATCTCGATCAGCCGCTCCACCTTCAGGGCCAGCGAATCGAGCTTCTGGTTGGTGGCCTCCTGCATATTTTCGAGGCGGGTGATATGCCCGCGGAGCGAGAGAATTTTTACCGTGTTCGAATCGAGCGCTCTTTTCATCGCCGGCTTGGTTTCGTCGTCGCCCATGTTTAATGCCCGTTGGCGGCGCGCAGCGCGCGCGGCAGCTCGCGGATCAAGGTGTCCAGTTTCAGGTCGTATTGATCGAGCTTGCGGATGTGGGTCTCGGTCCGCTCCTGCAGCCGCGAGACCTGGTCGCGCATCATGGTGATGACGCCGCCGCGCAGTTCCGCGGCGACGAAGGCCGTGTTGAGGGCCGCGTCCACGTCGTGGCGCATCTTCGAGATCTGTTCTTCGAGCCCGCGACACCGGATGTGCATCTCCTTTTTGAACTCGGTAAACGCGCCGTGCGTTATCAGCCCGGAAATGGTGGAATTCAGGCTCGGCTGGCGCCCGAAAACCTGCTTCCAGAAGTAGATCACGCTCAAAACGAGCAGCGCGATGAGGAGCAACCCGCCCAGCCCCCAGATAAAGTTGTTGAGGATCGGTTCCGAAGGAAAAGGGATCTGAGCAAGAGCTGTCATCGTTAGGCAAGCCCGGCCGAGCCGCTCACTTCGGTCGCGCGGAGAGCAACCGAGCCGCCCGCGCAAAGGGAATGGAGGAGGACCCCGGCGCCGATCTGGTCGCTCACCGCGGTCGCGCTAAATTTCCCGTCATCGGTGAATTTCCCTTTCGTGTAATGCTGCGAGCCGGCCCAGAGATAGGGCGACGGAATCCCGCGGGCGCGGTAGCCGATCCCGTTGAATTTTTCGAGCGCGTAAAGCATCCCGGCGATGCTCCAGTCGTGATATTCATCCAGCCCGTCGTAGCGCAGGGCGTCGAGCGCGCTGTCTTCCCAGGCGAAAGGTGGCTGGCCCAACGCTGGCCGGCCTTTGGGCACGTGCACGGTGCGCGCGCTCAGCGGGTCGCCGTTATGGAGATGGGTTTTCCAGGAGAGATCGCCCTCCAGCGAGTGGATGAGCCCGATGAAAAACCACGGCATGTTCGGCAGCCGGTTCGCCACGATCTGGTAGCGCTCCTGGCCGGACGTGATCCGGGCCGCCTGTTTCGCGACCGCCTTGGGGTCGCCCGGCGCGACGCTCAGGAAAAGTCGAACGTAGTCCGAGGTAACATCGGGCGTGAGTTTAAGGGAAGGCATCGGGTGATTTTCAGTGAGCGAGTTGGCGATTTAGCGAATGGCAATCGCCCGCTCACTCGATCACCCGATCGCTTGCTTCGTTAGGCCGTCGCGTCCGGCTGCCATTGCGGGTTGGCGACGAAATCCCGATAGCTCTGGATTTGCCCCTTCATGGTCGCCAGTTGCGCGTCCGTGAATTCGCCTTTTTGGCTGAGGTTGTCGTATTCCTTGATGGCCAAGGGAAGGACCGTGCCGATGAGGACTGTGACTAGTTCGGTGCCCATATTTATTGGTGGTTGAGTTGCGCCAGGTAGATCTGGCTTTGTGCGAGCGCCGCTGCGACGACGGCGAGTGCCTGTTGGAGAGCCGTTTCATTCGCTGAAGTTGGATTCAGCCGATAGGCGTCGGTCAAAGCTTCGGCCGTCTGCAGCCAGTTGACCCCGTTCCGGCGGATCACTTCCGCGTATTGATGGAGCGGAGTTGCCTTGACGGCTGCGCTCACCGGCAGCGGATTGAGCTGGCGCTCGGCGGTGACGAAGGCGTTGAAAACATCAGCCGTGAGCTGAGTGGCTTGTTCGGATTTTCCGGTAAAAGTCGTAGCGCAACTCGTCAGGCCGATCGAGCCGCCGAACATCAGCGCCGGCAGGAGCGCGGCGACGAGCAAGGCGCGGAAGGCAGGCGCGGCGCCACCCAGAACCGGAATCGACGCCGTCGCCGGCGGAACACTCGCGACGGCTTGGGTCCGGATGAACATGGCCGAGACCGCGGCGACCAGCGTCATGACGATCGCCTGGTTGGCCGAGGACATTTGCAGCCCGAAAGCAATCCCGAGGGCGAGGATCGCCTTGATCAAACCGAGGATCGCGGCGGAGAGACCGTCGCGCGCCATGCTCCAGGCGGTGAGCAGGCCGAAGAAAGCGAGCGCGACCGCGTTGATCACGCCCTGCTGCTCGGGCGAGAGCGCGAAGGCGAACGAGCTCACGATCATGACCACGCTCGAAATGAGACTGAGCCAGAGGGCCGGTTCGCGCCCAAAGAATGTAATCTTCATGCGTCGAGCGTCGCACCCCGCGCCGGCGGGACGCCAATGACTCAGGCGACTGGGGCGAGTCAGGGATGGATAAAGCGTTTCCAGAGGGCGGAAGCTCTGCCTAACGACTACAAATTGTAGCGCGGCAGTTTCATTTCCGGGGTGCCGGACGGCTTGGGCGGATTGTTTGGGTCGATAAGAGTCACCACGCTGTAATGCGCAATCGCTTCCGGAGAGACCAGGTTCGGCACAGTGTTCTGCACCCTCAAAACCGTGGTGTAGGTGTATTCGCCTTGGGCCAGCGCGCTCAGCATCACGGTGTCTTTGTCGCCGGCGTGAATCGTCGTGTCCGGCAGTTTCGACAAGATCGCGAACAATGTCTTCGGATCGGCCGTCACGTGGACGATTTGGTTGCCGGAATCCGCCAGGTCATAAGATCCAGTCGGATGTGAGTGCCTGGCCGATGCGCACGAAATCAGCACGCCGGTGCTCGTCACGCTCAAAATGCGCCCGTAAATGAACGACCGTTGTCCCGCATGGGCGCTGGCCACAGAGGCGGCGAGGAGGAAACAGAGAATCAGCTTTTTCATGCTCTTTCTGTTAGAGCACCCGCGATGCCACCTGTTACCGCAGAGCCTGGATTCTCTTCTCGATCGTCGGCATCATGGCTTTCACCATGGCCAGTTTCTGATCGGCTGGCTTGACGGAGTCATCCAGGATCGCATTCACGCGCTCCAACAGATGCTCGAGCGGCATATTCTCGATCAACCAGTGAAACGCTTCCCGGCTTCCCTCTTGCGTCCCGAAGTCGAACTTCGGTCGCCGCGGTGGTAATTCGTTAGTCCGGGCGTCCTCGGTCCCGAGAACTTGGTGCGTCGAGACCTTCAGAGTTTCGGCCATTTGCCGCAAGAATTCTGGACTCGCACCGGACCGGCCGTTCTCAAAATTGTTGATCGTCGAGACCGCATACCCGCTCTGCTTGGAGAGGGCTTTCAGAGTGATGCCACGGTCTTTTCTGATCCGCTTGAGAGAATTCTGCATTTGATAAGAAAAAAGTCTGGACGTGGTAAGAATTCTGCTCTTTAATAGCCATGTTACAGGAACGACACCGTGAAAAGCAACAGGAAACCCTATTCGCCCCAGAATCCGCAATTCCCTGGGATCGTCCGACACGCTCGCGAACTCGGAGTTTCGCGCATCCATCTCTGGTACGTGCTGAAGAGGATGCGGGAGAGCAAACCGCTTCTGCGGCGCTACCGGGCACTGAAACGCGCGGAGGCCGCCAAATGAGCGCGATCCCCGGCCTCGAGGCAGAGGAAATCACTTGCGAAGGGCCCTGGGCGGGAGTGGCGATCGTCTGCTTTACCGACCGCTGCCTTGAATCCCCCAGCTATGGCGCCTCGTTCGACGTGGCAGAGCCAATCGATCTCTCCAAGGTCGTCGCCGCCCGCGACGCCAAGCGCGCCCAGTTCGCCCGCGCCAACCGTTCCCCAGCCTAACGACTCTCTCAAACCAAAAAACCAAAAACCATGAAAAAGCTCCTCATCATTATCTGCCTCGCCGCCGCCACGGCGCGGATCATTACCCCGATGGCGTGGGAAACCACCGCGCGCGCCGATCTGCGGGCCGCTCTCCCCACGACCGCCGCCGCGCAGAGCGCGGAAGAGCGCGCCCTGCTCTGCGAAATCCAGGCCCTGCCCGACGCCCAACTCAGCCATTAGGCGTATGGGCGCCGCTCCGCCACCGATCCGCCCGCCGGCCCGTCAGTCGGATTATGAAATCGCGTTCGGTTTCCTGATCGATTTTGAAAAGCCGCTGATGCGCCCGGACGAAGCGGCCCGCATCCTGGGGCGCTCGCTCAACTACATCTACGGCTGCATCGAATCCGGCGAGCTGGACGCGCACAAGCCGATGAACCGCGAGGTCAATCGCTACATGATCACGCGGCGGAGCGTGGCGCTCCATCTGGCGCGCTCCGCCACCTACCGGAGCGGCGATTTCATGGACCGGATCAAAGCGCTCCTCGGCGAGATGACCGCGCCCCAGCTCGACGAGCTCATCCGCGACGCCGGCAGCCTGCGCAAAAGGAAATTCGTCGCGTGAAAAAAGGTACGCTGGCGCTCATCCCGCCTAACGACGAAAGCCCTCTGGTGCGCGAAGCGATCGGCCTCGCCGACATGAACCGCGCGCAGATGGCGGCGACTGTTGCTGGCCTGCTTAAGCTGGAAGCCACCCACGAAAACTTGAGCGGCATTTGCGCGGTCATGGTTGGGATCGTTCTCCATGAAGTCAAGGACCGGCTGCCGCGCGGCGAATTCGGGCCGTTCATCAAGGAAAATTTCGGCAAGTCCCACCGGTCGGCCAACCGCTACATGCTTATTGGGGGCGCCTGCCTCAAGGGCCAATTAGACAGTACTGTCCAAATTGACCGGAAGCGGTCGAAGACGTTCGAGCTGCTCACGAACGATGTGGTCACGTCGCTCAAAGAGCTGGAGAAGTTTCGGCTCGATCTGCGGCATCCAGTCGTCTCCTACGTCGCGCGCTGGGTCAATGGCCGCGGCTCTTACCAGCTGATGCTCGATTATCCGGCGCCGCTCGGCGGCCGGCGCGAGCGCAAGGGAAAGAAGCTGACTCTGGCCGAAGTGCGCGCGCAAGCCGAGGCGGACGCGTTCGAAAGCTACGAAACAATCTGCCGATCGGTTGACCGTTTTCTCCGGGAGAACAGTCCCACGCTGCTGCCGAAGTCGCAGCGCCTCTTGATGGCCAGCCTTTTCGGCAAAGCAAAACGCTCCCTCGATGCCGTCGCCGATTAACATGAAAGCGCTCGTCATTCTGCCTAACGACAAGTTCTATGCCTCTCTGCCGCAGGCGCAGCGCGATCGGATTCGCGATGGGGTCGAAGCTTTCTGCCGGGTCCCGCTCGTTAGGCCGATCCGGCACGCGCTCCAGCAAATCTCCTGCATCCTCGGGGTCAGCCCGGCGACCGTGCGCCGGGTCTACGACGAGCTGCGCGACGGCGCCGACTGGCGCGTTTTCATCGATTACCGCGCGGTCGAAGCGGTCCGCGCGGCGCGCACGAAAAACCCGGAGTTTCAGCAGTTCCTGAAGAAGCTCTACGACGAGCACAAGCGGTCCGGCTACAGCGCGATCGAGGATCTGCAGGAACGCTGGCGGCGGCGCGAAGCGATCCCTGGCTACGACGGTCATCCGGGCTGGCCCAATCTTCCGCGCGGCTGGAGCGAGCGGAATCTCTACCGGGTGCAGCCCACCAAAACCGAGCGCATCGCTTTCCATATCGGCCTGAGCGCGGCCGCGCCCGGCCTCCCGCAAACCTTTTCCACTCGGGTCGGTCTCTGGCCGATGAGTCATGTCCAGATCGACGATCTCTGGCACGACAATTTCGTCCGGGTCGGAGTGAAAGGCGCGGTCGGCCGCGTCATGGAACTGGATGCGCTTTGCGTTGGCACCGGGAACAAGTTTGCCTGGGGCACGAAGCCGCGCCTTCCGAAAGCGCTCAACCCCGCGCAAATGGAAGGGCTGAAAGAGCGCAACGTTAGGCTCCTCCTCGCTGGGATGCTTTTCCATACCGGCTACTCGGCGCGCGGCACCTGGATCATGAGCGAGCACGGCACCGCGTTCATTCGCGAGCGGATCGCGCGCATCCTTTACGATCGCACCGGCGGACTGATCAACATCCGCTACAGCGGCATCAGCGGCGAAGAACAGGCCGTCCTGGCCAGCTGGCGCGGCGAGGGGAAAGGCAACCCGAGGGCCAAGGCTCATCTCGAAAGCCTGCGCAACCTCATTCACAACCGGCTCGACCATCTCCCGGCCCAGACCGGCCCCGATCGACAGCGCCGCCCGGAAACGCTCGCGAAGATGCTCGATTACGAGCAGGACCTGCTCGAGCTCGCGGCCCGGCTGCCAGAATCGCGCCGCGCTCTCCTCATCCATCCCACCCTCGAATATCACGCCCATTTCCTCCCGCTCCTGGGCGATCTCTACCGGGCGATCAACGGCCGCACCAATCATCGCCTAGAAGGCTGGAGTAAATGCGAATACCTCACGAATGAATATCGGACCGCGCCCCAGGCGCTCGACTGGCTGGGCGAGCGCGAGCTCCTCGCTTTGCCGGAGGAATCACGGCGCTTGCTTCACTCGTTAGTCCGGGCTCAGCCGCAAACCTACAGCCGCACCCGGCAGCTCAGCCCGGCGGAAGTCTACGACCCGGCCCGGCCGACTTTCCTGCACATCGGGCCCGACGTGGTCTGCGATCTCCTGCTCGATGATCTCGCCCGCGAAGAAAAAGTGAAGGGCTCCTACTTCCGTTTTCGCGACATCGAGATCGACCCGGAAGAAATGATTTTCGAGGCGCGCATTCTCGCGCCCGGCGCGACTCGCGAAGTCGAGTTGCCCGAGGGCGAAAAGTATCTCGTCTTCGTTAATCCGTTCGCGCCGGAGTACCTCTTTGTCTGCGGCGCGCGCAAGCAATTCCTTGGCCTTGCCCGGCGCGTGCATGGCGTCAGCCCGCTGGATGAAGCGGCCACGATTCGCGCCTGGGGCCATGCCGCCGCGCGCACCGCCGATCGTCTCGCGCCGGCGCGACTCCGGCACGCCGGCGACAGCAGCGCGCACGCGGAGATGGTCGCGACGAACGAAGCGCTCGCCGACACCGCGCGCGATTTCACCCCCGACGAAAAAGCCGCCAGCCGCGCCCGGCGCGCCAACACCGCCGGGCTGGATGATTTCGCCGGCGAACCCTCCGACACGGAGCCGCGTCCCATCGCTTCGATGGATGATTTTGCCTAACGACCATGAATAATAGCGCGGCTCTCACTCTTCATTCCGAAAACGGCCTGGCCGATCACTCCGGCTCACTGCCCGATCTCCAGACGGTCGAGAAAAACCTGCTGGACCGCGGCGTCGCGCCCGAGCTGCTCGAGGACGTTCTCTGGCTGGTCGATCACGCGCAGAGCCGGGGCCTCCGGAATTTCTCCGAGATCGCGAAAGAAACCGCTTTCTCCCAGGCCACCATCTCGAAAGTTTTCCGGGGCAAATACGAGGCCGATCTCACTTCCTTCTGCGGCCAGGTGCGCCACTTCCGCGCGATGTGGACCGAGCGCCAGGCCTACGGCGTCGAGCCCTACGTCGCCGAGCTGAGCGTGGTCAAACGGATCAGCTCGTTTTGCAAGATGATCCGCAAAAACGGCGAGATCGGCATGATCTGGGGCCGGAACCAGAGCGGCAAAACCAAGGCGCTCAAATACGTCGCCGAAGTCGAGCTCATGACCGCCTACGCCAAGCTGCCCGCGGGCGGCGGCGTGATCGCGAGCATGAAAGCGATCGCGCGCGCCCGCGGCGGAATCTCCGTGCGCAAATCGCACGAGGAAATGCGCGAAATCCTCCTCGCCCGTTTCAATAATCTCTGGCTGCTCCTGGTCGACGAATTTCACCAGGCCGTCACCGGCCGCACCATCAAAACGGTGACGGTCGATCGGATCCGCGAGTTCAACGACGACTGCGGGACGCCGGTCGTGCTCTGCGGAACTCCGGTCGTGCCCGACATGATGGAGAACGCGCGCTACAAGGATTTCCTCGGGCAGATCAGCAACCGCGGCGTCTTCCGGCTCCAGATCCCGGCGGTCCCCACCGCCAGCGACATTCTTCTCCTGGTTAAAGCCTACGGCTTCGAAACCGAGCCGGCCGGCGAAGCGGCGCTGATCGTAAAAGCGATCGCGCAGGAAAAAGGAATCGGGAAGCTGACCAAATATTTCAAGGCGGCGCGCTCGCTCGCCACCGGCGCGCACTGCCGCGTCACCTGGAAACATTTTCTGACGACGAGCGATAGCGCCGACAGCTGGGCCAAAGGCGAGTTCGGCAAAGCATAATTTCCGACCCCGGAACAAACCAAACCAACCAGCCAGCCTAACAATAAATGAAAACCAAACTCCCGCTCCTGCTCGCGCTCGCGCTCGTGCTCACGCTCGATTCGTCCTGCTACGGCTTTGCCCGGCCACCGCACCCAACACCAACACCAACACCACGCCCGACGCCGACCGCGACGCCGCGCCCAACACCCACACCGACATGGACACCAACACCTTCTCCATCCCCGACGCCATCTCCTACAACGTCACCGTCACCAACACCGACTCCCAGCGGGTCCCCCTCGTCTACGCCGAGCCCCACTGCCTCCGCGTCTCCCACGCCTACGTCGACCGCGACCCCGACTCCCAGCCTAACGAAGGCGCCGCTCGGAAGTTTTTACCTCCTCTCGACTGACGCGCCGATCTCCGCCGCGCAAAGCTGCTGGACGAACAAAGCTTTTTCCGGCGTCCGGCTGCGGAAGAGCGCGGCCTCGATCCTGACCGCTCCCGGCAAATATGATTGGTCGCAACTCGACGCCGCATCCGCGCTCGCGAAGGCCAATGGCAAACAATGGAGCGTCGGCGTCCAGTTTGGTCCGGCCACCCCGGCCTTTGTCGGCGCGAAATTCTACGCGCTCTCCAATGGCTCATCCGTCCTGCCCTGGGACCCGCTGGTCGTGGCGGTCGAGTTGCAGTTCATCAAGGATTTCGGGGCGCGCTACGCCAACGACCCGAATCTGACCGGCGTCGTAATCGGCGGCCTGGGCACCAATCCCGGCTTCGAATCCTATGTCGCCAAGACGGCCGACGACATGACCGCGATCGGCGACCCGGACGCGGCCACGAAATGGACCGCCTCCTGCGCGCAGATCCGCGCCGCTTTTGCGGCGGCATTTCCGAATAGGGCCCACATCATGGCGGCGGGCCAGCCTTTGCCTAACGGCGATAACTTGCTCAAGTCGTTGGTCGATTCCCAGATGGCGCTCGACCCGAATTTCGGCGTCATGTGCTGCAGTCTCAAAAAAGACTCGAGTACCAGCTATATGCCCAACGCGCTCGTCGATGCCTGGTCGCCGACGCATCCCTGCGCGCTGCAATTCGTCGCCAACACGAGCGATCCGCGCACCGGCGGCACACTGGCCGAGGTGCTGCCGGTGGGCGTCGCCCTCCTGCACGGCAGGGGCGACATCGAGATTTACGCGGCCGATGGCGACAATCCAGCCAATGCCGCCACCATCGCCGCCACCGCCGCGCAACTGGCCAAATAGAAAACCCCTGACAATGAACTCAATCAGCAACGGAGCCAGTTTTGAACTGCGCAGGATTTTGCAATCTGTCCAGCCAGCCGCGGCGCCGGCGCCGGTCCACGGCTATCGCGTCACCTTCGAGCGCTGCAACCCGCGCCACGGCCGGCCCGAGCGGGTTGTCTTCGGCTGCAAACATCAGCAGCAAAGCGTCGCGCAGGGCAACGCCCGCATCAAAGCCGGTTTCCTCCGCGTCCTCAGCGCCGAACCGCTGACCGCCGCGCAATTCGCGCAGGAATTTCCACCAGGGCGGAGCAGCAAAGGCCGCTACGTCCTCCACCGCGCCTAACGAACATGAACACCACCACGAAGGACACGAAGATCACGAAGGTTTCGGGATGGTGGGAAGGCACGTTTGAAGACCGCATGAAGCGCCGCGCGGAACGTCGCGCCCGTCCTGAATTCAAAGCTCGCCTGGAAGCGATCGCGCGCCATCGCCGTCACCGTGAAATCTGGAGAGCCATAAGATCCAGTGCCTCCCCAACCTTCGTGCCCTTCGTGGTAAAAATCCTATGAAACGCCTCAAAGCCACCGCCGAAATCAAGACCCGCCTCGAGTTCGATCGCCTGATCGATGACACCGTCACCTTGCAGCTCATCAAAGAAGGCCGCGAACTGGAGCGCGACGAGCAGTTGCTCGCCGTGCGCGACCTTTTCGATCCCGAAATCTCGGATCTCGACGAAGCGATCCAGAACAACGTCCTGCGCGCCGAGAAATACGCGCTCGACCACCGCGACGAGCTGCTCCCGACCAAACTGAAAAGCGCCGAGACGAGCTTCGCTTTTTTCGGCTTCCGCATCGGCAACCCGACGCTCGTTTTGCTCAACCGCAAATGGACCTGGGCGCAAGTGATCGCGCAGCTCAAGCTCCTCTTTGACGGCCAATTCCTCCTCGTCAAAACGTCGGTCGACAAAGACGGGATGAAAGCGCGGCTCACCCCCGAACAGCTCGTCAGCGTCGGCACCCGCATCGAGCAAAAAGAAACCTTCTTCATCGATCCCAAGCGCGACCCGGCCGATTCGCAGCGGCTGGTGGCGCCGGCCGCAAACGTCAAGGAGGCCGCGTGAAAGCCACTCTCTTTTCGACCGATCAGCCATTCGTCCTTCTCGAACGTCGGGATGATAACACGACTCTCGTCCGCACCTTCGGGTGTCGCGCGGACCTGGTGAAAGCCCTTAGTAGTCCGGGAGTCTGTAATCTCTGCGGCTGCACGGACGATCACGCCTGCGATGGCGGGTGCGCCTGGGTCGATGACGAACACACGATCTGCACCCGGTGTGTCGAGCGATCGCTGCAGCTCGCGCTGGCGAATGAAAGCAAGGAGGCCGCGTGAACAACTTCGCTTATCTCCGCGAAGACTCGCCCTTCTTTCCGATCTTCGAAGGCGGGCTGGTGCCCATAAAAAATATTCTTGTCCCCAACCAGGTGAGGCTGGAAGGAAGCGACGAGACCAGCGCCTACATGCTCGATTGGGCGAAGTGCAGCGACGCGCAGCGGGCCCAAATCGCCGAGATAGTGACCAAACTCCGAGGCGGATCGCCTAACGAATTCTTGGAGCACATGAACGGCGGCGGCGACATGCCGATCCGCGTCAGCCAAACCACCGGCTGTGAAACTGACGTGCCGTTTTTCCTATGAGCGCCCGCGCCCATCCGCTGCAGTGGCCGAAAGGCTGGCCGAAAACCGAGCTGAACAAGCGCGAAGCCGGCAACCATTTTAAGAACGTCACACTGGCGAGCGCGCTGAACGGCTTGAAAGATGAAGTTCGTCGGCTCGACGGCAAAAACGTCGTTCTCTCGAGTAACTACACTCTCGGCAACGAGAGCCCGAAAGAATCCGGCGTGGTGGCTTACTTCGAATATAACGGCAGCCAGGTCGCGATCCCCTGCGATCGCTGGAAACGGATCGAAATCAACGTCCGGGCCATCGCACTAGCGATTGAAGCCATGCGCGGGATGGAGCGCTGGGGCGCGAAGCACATGATCGCCGCGATGTTTTCCGGCTTCACCGCCCTCCCGGAAAAGACCGGCCCGAGCTGCTGGGACGTGCTCGGAATTTCGAGCGATGCCACCGAGGACCAAATCCTCAACGCCTACCGCAGCAAGGCGAAAAAGGCGCACCCAGATCAGGGCGGATCGAGCGAAGCCTTCAATGCCCTGTCGCAGGCGAAAGACATCGCCCTGGCCACCCGGAGATCGTCATGACCGGCCGCCACCTTTGCGCCCACCCCGACTGCAAACTATGGCTGCCGGCCAACCGGTTCGCCTGCCGTTCGCACTGGCGCCAGCTCCCGCGCGCCCTGCGCAACGAAATCAACCGCTGCTTCACCGCGCACGAAATCGAGCAATCCCACGCCACGATCGAGGAGCTCCGCTTCGCGCAAGACAGCGCGCGCGAATACTACGACGCCGATCGCTCATGATTAAAACGATCTGCGATTACCCGCTCGCCATTCGCGAAATCCTGCGGCGCAACGAGGCGCGCGCGGCGCGGCGCGGCCGCCGTCCTCTTCTTCCTCCTTCATTCTTCCTTGTGCCTTCCTCGACCACTCACACCGCCCGGATCAGCCCGACCGAAACGGTCGAAAGCAACCTGCCGCTGCCTAACGAGCGCTCAAAACGCGCGGCCTGGCTGCCATGAATCCGCCCGTCATCCCGCCCGAAATCGACGCCCTCCATCGCGCGCTTCTCGCTGCGCTGCGGGTCGACTATTTCCGGCCCGGCATGGGCGACCTCAACGCCTGGCACGATTTCCTTTTCGTTCTCCAATCGCTCGACGATTCCGCGGGCGGCAAGATCACCGCGCGCGACGTGCACGGCGCCGTCAACCTGATGCGCGAGGAGAATCGGGATGGGAAAGCGAAATGGTCGCTCCGCTTTGCCAAGATCCTGCGCGACCCGGAAGCGTTTCGCGATCTCGTCCTGCTCACCCGCAAAGCGAAACGGCCGCGGCCGCCGGTCGAACCCAGCTCGCGCACGGCCGGCGATGTGACGCTCGCCACCGAGCGGGATCCGGCCGCCGAAAACGACCCGGTCCACATCAAGGAACATCTCGCCGAGTTCAAAAAGAAGATGGGCCGATGATCTCTTCCTTCACCTTCACCCTGGAAGCGCCCACCCAGGAAACGATCAACGCGCGCCTGATCGAATATCTGCGCGAGCAAGGCTACTTCATCGAGCGGCCGCGCGATTGGGAGCCAACCTGGCAATTCTGCGGGCGGATCGGGATCACCGTGAAGTCGTTAGGCGAGCAATTGCGCCATCCTTCCGCGCCAGGCGTCGACGTCCAGCGCGGCCCGAGCAAACGCCTGATCGCGATCGCGAGCAACTCCCGTTTCGAAGCCTTTTGCCGGAGGAACAAGTGAGCGGCTTTGTTTTCGGAATTCTCCTTTGGATCGGCAGCGGCATCTTGATCGGCATCTCGATCGGTCGTGCCATCTGGAACGACCCGGTGCGCAAAGTGGAGATCAAAGCGCTGGAAGAACACGTCGACTGGATGCGAGGGCGTCTCCAGTGGTGGTCGAAATACGCCGCTGAGCTGAGCCGCCGGCTTTGGGAAGAACAGCGGGACGACGTGCGCGACGCCGACTGGTGGAAGGAATAAATGAACCTGTACCTCGCTTCCACCGCTGAGCTTTACGCCGAGCACCGACGCACTGAGTCGGCGAAGAAGAATCTCAAGATCGCCGCCGAGCTGCAGCGCCGGCACGACGAGCAATATAGCCGACCTGGCTTACCACTCTCTTGGTTCTGCTGGGAGGGTTACGGATCACCCGGCACGTGGGACGGCTGGTTCGAAATGTTCCGCTACGACTTCCGGTTTCTGCCATGAGCTACTGGACCAGAAAAGACGGGTTCACCCGCAAACAGCAGGGCCTTTACCGTCCGCTGGTGGCCGCCGCCTGGCAGCGCCATTGCAAGCTTGATTCCAGCGTCCTGGATTACGCCGACAAGGCCGCCGCGCGTCGCGCCTGGTATGAAGCCGAGCTCGAGGTCGCCACCGGCGAGACGACGACCTCCAGCCTCGATCCGAAACGCGATTTCGAAGCCGCCATGGCGCACTTCGAAATGCTGGCCGGCGCCGGCATCTATTGGAACCTGCGCGTCTACGGCGGCGACGCTCGCCGGATCGCGCACAACATTCGCGAGGTCTGCATCGAAAACGACGTGGACGAAGTCTACATGCGCGGCATGGCCCGGCGCAGCTTGCGCCTCACGCCGGCCGATCCGCTCCCCGAGTTGGCCAGCCTCGAGTACGAGCAGCTCATCACCCTCATGGGCGAGCTGAAGCGCTTCCTCCGCCGCGGCGGCCGGCCGGGCGGCCGGCGGGGATATGTCCATTTTCCCAGCCACGATCGAGAGGGCAAAAATGGACAATCGCCCTCGGAGGTGCCGTTTTGATCAAGGAAGACGTGCTTGATCGGCTCGGTCTCACTCCCGAGAAAGTGGCCGCGCTGGTTGCCAAGAACACGATGCTGCGGCCAGACGAGGTGATCGCGATCACTTCGAAACGCAAGGGGTGCTACGGCCGCGGCGGCCTGCCGGAAAACATCGTCAACGCGATGATCGCGGAATATCGGAGCACGAATTCGCTCGCCAAAACAGCCGCCAAATTCAATCGATCACGGCAATCGCTTTGGCAGATCCTGCATTCGCGCATCCTGCTGAATCCTCTCTACAGCATCAGGCATGAGCCGGTGATCTACCAAGGCGAAAAGTTCACGCCGGAAAAAGATGGATACCTGCGGCGATCGGCGCACAAAGCCGGGCGGGAAACCTTTCTGCAACGCCTCGTCTGGATTGAGCATCGCGGCCCGATTCCGCCCGGTCACCAGGTCATGTTCCGCGACGGCGATCGGCGAAATTGCGCGATCAAGAATCTCTATTGCGTGAGTCGGGTCGAAGCTGCGACGGGAAGACCGTCCGGGAATGCCTGGACAAAATTCTATGCAGGCCTCGGCCCGCGACCCGTTTTGACGCCTGTCAGCAGTGAGAAGCGAAGCGAGTCGATCGCGCGTGTCTGGGCCCACTACACGCCGCGGCAAAAGAAAAATCGCCTGCGCGGCATTCACCGCCGCTGGAATGAGCGCCATCTCGCGGGGGCGGCCGCATGAGCGGCGGGCGTCGAAATCTTCCGAGCAAAAAGGGCGCTGCGTTTGGCGCGAAGATCGCTCGAGTGACACCGCCAGTTCACGGCATGTGCGGGTCGTGCGCTTTCAGGTTGGGCACGGTTCCAAACCGCTGTTTTCAAACTGTCGAAGGCGCGGCGATTTCTGTAATTCATGGAACGCCATTTTACTGTCATGAAAAGCGAGAGCCAGGTGGCGGGGAGAGCTTGTGCATAGGATTTCTTTCGGCCATTCGATCGCATGGTTGGGGCGAGAATTTGACGCTATGACCGCCCAGCTCGATCTCGATTTGGCAACCGCCCGCCGCGCGCCGCGCGTGTCAGCGGCCGATGTCGCCTGGTTCGTCGACCAGCTCCGCGGCAAGGTCGACTGGGTCACCACCAAGAACCTCGGCGCCACGACCGAGGCCCAGAAGCGCCGGCTGCGCCGGATCAAGGAAATGGCCAGGGGCAAGATCGTCTCTTTCCCAGGCAGCCCCGGTTACAAACTGCTCGATCACTGCACGCTCGCCGAACTGCGCCGGTGCGACGCCGCCGTTCGCTCCCAGACCCGCCGGATGGAAGCGCAACTGAAACCCGTCTGGCGCCGCATGCACAAGCTGGAGCTGGTCGAAAACTCACCGGCATGACCTGAGCCCTCTCTATTATATATGAGCGCGAATTCAAAAATCGAGTGGACCGATCACACCTTCAATCCGTGGATCGGTTGCACCAAGGTCTCGCCGGGTTGCGCGCATTGCTACGCCGAGACCGAAGACAAGCGCCGCGGCTGGACCCCGGACGGCTGGGGCAAAGGCAAGCCTCGCAGGCGAACGAGCGCGGCGAATTGGAAGCTGCCCTTGCGCTGGAACGCCATCGTCGAAAACGAGCGGCAAAACGAAATGGAGCTCGGCCCCTCCCGCGCTGGGCGGATGCCGCGCCCGCGCGTCTTCTGCGCGTCGCTCGCCGACTGGCTCGATGACGAGGTCCCCATCGAATGGCTGGCCGATCTGCTTGCGCTCATCCACGCGACTCCGAACCTCGACTGGCAACTCCTCACGAAGCGGCCGGAATTGTTTCGCCACCGCCTTCACAAAATTTCCCGCGACTCTGAACTAGCATGTCGATGGCACATGCTTTTTCAGGCCCCGCCCAACGTCTGGCTCGGCACATCGGTCGAGGATCAAACTCGGGCCGCCGAGCGCATCCCACTCCTCTTGCAGACGCCGGCCGCCGTCCGATTCCTCAGCTGCGAGCCGTTGCTGGGCGACATCTGTCTGTCCAATTTCAATCCACGTCTCGGGCCTGGTTACGATTTTGAAGGTGGGATTCATTGGGTCATCGCTGGTGGGGAGAGCGGCCCTCATGCGCGCCCAATGGACCCCGCCTGGGCGCGATCATTGCGCGATCAATGCACCGCCGCCGGCGTCCCATTCTTCTTCAAACAGTGGGGCGAGTGGCTGCCGTCCGGCCAGGACGATGCCCAGGGGCGAAACCAGTGCACCGACGCCGACTTTCTTCGCGTCGGCAAGCATCGCGCCGGCCGCCTGCTCGACGGCCGTGAGTGGAACGAAATGCCATCGACTCCCATTGCGGCGGAAGTAGCATCGCTGGGATGA